CACGCCTCCGTATAAACGGAGTCGTGGGCCACGGTGCTGCCTCGGCGGCATCACACTATTTTGCAGCTTAGACGGCTGCAATCTTAGGGTTGTCCTAGCAAGGGAGAATCCTCTCGAGCTAGTAAACCCACCTCCTTACGGAGGACTCTACAGGAGGATCTGATGTCGAAAAGTTTTTATGCTATCGGCGATCGTGGGAGGTTTACGGTCACTCATACGAGTGGGTCCGTCTCCCAGAACGACGAATGCATGAAGACCTATACACAAAAGATCCAGTCATCTGTCGGGAACCCCTATTGGTTATTGGGGTCTACCGACGGTGACATCGGTGGTGCGTTCTCTCAGGAGAATGCCTGGAGCGTTTACGATAATCCTGTAAACTTCCCGGCGTCTCCTTCCTGGCCCTATACAATTAAGGGACAGATGAGACCGCAATACGCTGGTAATTCGTGGCCCCTCATCTCTGCTCCCAGCAATGGGAAGCAGGATGCAGACGGCACTCACGCAATTGCCAAGGTAATTCCCACCAATCCGAATGCCGGGCTCTCCACATTTATTGGAGAGTTGAGAGGCGAAGGCTTGCCTCGCCTCATCGGATCCGGCCTATTCAAGTCCAGACTACGCGACTTCCGTGAACTTGGAAGCGAGTACCTGAACGTGAAGTTCGGCTGGGAACCCTTCGCACGTGACCTTCGTTCTTTCGCTCAGTCAGTAACAGAATCTGAAAAGATCCTGTCTGACTTTCGAAAGCAATCTGGTCAACGCGTCAAAAGGAGTTATTCGTATCCTGTAGATGTAGCGGTTCTTTACACGGACCAGGGGAGCTTAACGCCCCTCCCGGCCCTCGCATCGAACCACTACACAGGTGCTCAGTCGAAACAGTATTACATTACAACCACCACTACTAAGCGGTGGTTTAATGGCTGTTTCACGTTTTATGTTCCCATTGGCAATTCAGCCATGGACAACATTAAACGCCACGCACAAGAAGCTCGCAAGCTTCTCGGTCTCGAGCTTACGCCTGAGACTGTGTGGAACCTGACACCGTGGTCCTGGGCTGTCGACTGGATTGGCAATATGGGAGATATTACCCATAATGTCAGCCGGTTTATGAATGACAGCCTCGTCATGAATTACGGCTACATGATGACTCACATTCATGTGAGACGTGTAGTCGTAAATACCGGTGTTTCCTTCAAGAATGGAGGAATCACCGGGCCTCTCACGCTTACGCTCGAACATGAGCTTAAGTTGAGAAGGCCTGCGACGCCGTACGGATTCGGCCTTAATCCGCTGCTCTTCACAGATCAGCAGAAGGCCATCATCGGGGCACTTGGAATATCCAGTGTGCCTTCAAGGCGCAGGTAGATCTCTACGCTGCGTATCCTACATACCGGGGTTCTCCTGGTGTGTTCTACGCGGGACTTTTTGTCCCGCCCATCCAGAAAGAGTAGTGCCATGGCTTACGCCGATCCCCAGTCCGTCACTATCAATGCGGTGGCTCAGACCCTGCCTAGGACGTCTTCTGGCGTCTCTGGTGGTGTCTTTACGAAGGACGACGGAACTGTCCGTCTGTCCGTCAGCCACTCGTACGGCAAGCGAACTCGCCGTACGATCCGCATCGACCACAAGAAGATTGCTGCCGACCCGTTTACTTCGGGTCTGAACTCCAGCTACAACATGGCTTGCTATGTTGTGGTTGACGTTCCTCCCACGGGTTATACCGTGGTTGAGCAGAAGCAGATCGTGGACGCCCTTACGGCGTACCTGACTGCATCTTCTGGTGCACGCGTGACTCAGATGCTCGGCGGAGAGAGTTGATTCTTCTCTCCACGATCATTGGCCTCGTCACAGTCCTTGACTATGAACGATATGCCAATGAGCTCATCATTGATCACGGGAAGGTAACCGCCATTGGCGATTGGCTTCCTTTTATGGTCCTATGGATCATTGTGATCGTGTTGATTCGCATCCTCTATAAGAGGCACGTGTTGTAGCGACTGGTAGGTTCTTCCGTCGGCAACGCTATGGCTAAGGATCGTTTACCCCCAATTGGAGGGAACGTGAAAAGCCTAATGCTGCTCTGGAAGGAGGTCGCCCTGGAATACGGGCGACTATGCCGAGTTAGCACCGATCGTGACTTTGATCGAGTCACGAGGCGTGTTAAAGACGAGGGTGTTTCGTTTCTTACGATCACCCTTCCAACTTTGTCAAAAGGCCTCGAAAGGGCACTTGAACAAGGTTGGTCAGAGCCTAGCCTTTATCCTGCTTTCGCAGGTAAAGGCAAAGTCCCCCACTTCTTAAGTGGGTTCTTTGCTCTCGTCTTTGACCCGTTCACTGGTCGGTTGCTCGATGATCCCTCCACCGACGCAATCACTGCCATCCGTCAGCTCTCGCTGATTTTTGGCAAGATTGAGTTGGAATGTGCGCCCTTTCGAGTCGAAAAGGCGTTCAGGAATTTCATCGAGTGTGAGAAGGAAGTGAGGTCTTATGACGTGTCAACTAAGGCATCGGGTAAACTCGATGCCTTCAGTGATATGTCTAGACTGCTTTTCGGCCCTGCTCTCAGATCGCTGGATTTTGATGTCCAGCAGTCTCGCGCAGTTCCGAAGCATGGTCCGGGCTCCACAGCTGATCGTCTTCTTGGAAACAAGAAGTACGAACAGGTTGAGTGGACTCGGCGTTTGGAGCAGGTTTTTCCGTCTTCGGACTACCTGATTCCAAGCGCAAGGCACTTTAAGCGCCTTGATCACATCACTCTCCTCGAACCTGGTTCCGAGAGGCCCGTTCGGGTCGTCTCGGTTCCTAAAACGCTAAAAACACCGCGTATCATCGCTCTGGAACCCTGTGCTATGCAATACGCACAGCAGGGGCTAAGAGAGTTGATATACGATTACCTCGAAGCTGACAAAATCAGCGGCGACGAAAATATCGTCCGAGGTATGATCCATTTCACTGACCAGATCCCCAACAGGGAGATGGCTCAGCGAGGGTCCCTATCTGGGGACTTGGCTACACTTGATCTAAGTGAAGCCTCGGATCGTGTTTCTAATCAGCTCGTTCGCGCGATGTTCCTGCGCTTCCCCGATATCGGTGAAGCAGTGGATGCATGTCGCTCCCGATCAGCTGATGTGCCTGGCCATGGCGTTATACGCTTGGCCAAGTTCGCGTCTATGGGTTCAGCTCTTTGCTTTCCGATCGAGGCGATGGTCTTCTTGACCATCATCTTCCTCGGGATACAGCAAGAGCTCAACCGCCCAGTTACCCGTAGAGACGTCAAATCTCTTCAGGGTAGGGTGCGCGTCTACGGGGACGATATTATTGTTCCCGTAGAATATACTCGTGCGGTGATCGAGACCCTCGAGTCCTTTGGACTCAAGGTGAACTCGGACAAGTCTTTCTGGATCGGAAGATTCAGAGAGTCTTGTGGTAAGGAATATTATGGCGGTGACGACGTTTCGATCGTCAGATGTCGTCATATGTTCCCTGCCTCTACCGCTGACGCCACGGAGTGTATCTCGTGGGTCTCACTTCGCAACCAGTTCTATATGGCTGGTCTGTGGGACACCGCTCGATACTTGGATTCTGTCCTCGAAAAGAAGCTTCGCTTCTTTCCGACTGTCGGACTCCTCTCTCCGCTGCTTGGTAGGCACAGCTTGTTGGGTTATCAATCCGACAAGCTGCACCGCGACTTCCAGTCACCCGTTTCCAAGGGGTGGATGGTAGACGCTCGGCCGCCAGTATCTTTACTGGACGACCTGCCCGCCTTGCTGAAGTTCTTCCTAAAGCGGGGTGTTGAACCCTCGCCCGATGTGAAGCACTTGGAGCGTTATGGACGCCCCTTAGCCGTTCGCATCAAGCTAAGGTATGGCCCGTCTTTCTAGGGCCATATGGGGCTTAACCTCATCTGAGGTTAGGTGACTCGCAAGAGTCTGGAGGGGGGTGCAGCGCACCTCC